CGCATCACAAACTGTAGCTATTGGAAGCGCGGTAACAGCTAGTGAAGTAATGCGTATTAATAGCTCAGGAAATCTAGGTATTGGTACAACAAGTCCAGCAGCTAAATTAGATATAGCTGGAACAAATACTACACTAGCTCTATCATTTGGCATAACAGTTCCAAATAATCCATTATTTATTAATACTTATGGTGGTTATTCTGGTATAGGTATGGATTCAGCAACTGCATACGAAGCAGTTCAAAACACTGGTTTTGCAGCAGCAGTTGCTACAGAAAAACTTGGCAAGAATATGAAAAAAATTGTTGACACCACAACAGCAGCCAATAGGAAAAAAATTGAAGGTTTCTTAAAAATGGGACAATACTCACAAGCATTTGATCCTGGATATAATTTAGCACAAAGATATTTTGATGTTCAAGAAAAACTTATGAAGTTAAGAAGACAAGCAGAAATTGATCAACAACAAGCAGTAATTGATACCGCTGATATTCAAATAAAGAGTGCACAAAATATTCAAGATGTAAATAATTATCAAATTTCTACATATGAAGATGGACTAAAAACTATAGATGATCAGGCTAATGAAATAACTAAAAAATATGACAAACAGTTTGAATCACTTGATAAGATTTCTAAGATTAATGAAACAATTGCTAGACAAGAAAAGGGTAGACTATCACTTGCCGAAGCATTGTCTCAAGGAGATATTTATGCAGCAGCAAGAGCGGCTCAAGAACTTCGTGCACAAAATGCAGCAGATGCAATTGCTCAACAAAGAACTGGAATGGAATCAGCAAGGGACGCACAGATAAGTGCCCTAACTGGTAATGGATTAACCAGAGACCAACTAGAAGAAAAAATAAAAGCATTAAAAGAACAAAATTATAGAATTGATCAAGACACTATTAAACCTTTACAAGAACAGTCAAGACTTGCACAAGTTAAATTAGATTTAATAAATCAAGAGGTAGAAGCACAAGCAAAAAATCTAACTCTTGCTGGAATGACAAAGAAAGAATGGGAAACACAAGCAACAAAGATAGAAGCAGCACAAGTTGCAACAGAACTATATAACGGTGTTCTTCAGGGATCCTTAGATGCAATTAACAAAATGAATGCTGGATGGCAAGGCATTTTAGATAAACTTGGACAGTATGTTGGAACCAATTTACCATCACTACCAGATGGAACTACTACAACCACAACTACAACAGATTCAGGAACAAGTGAAAAACCACCAAAGGGTATAAAATCACCTGGAGTTGTATCAAAACCATCAACCCCATCAAGCGTAATTAATAAAAAATTTCCAACAGTTACTTCTGCAAACATCATGGGAAGTGGAAGTGGATTTGGTATTGGAAGTTCATCTAGCAATAAAATTATGGGTGGAGGTAAAACTCTTGCACCCCAAACATGGCAACAAGCAGTTGCAAAAGCAGTTCCAAAGAAATGGAATATGGGTGGAAGAGTACAAAGATTTGCTTCAGGGGGATTTGCAATTGGTACTGATACCGTGCCAGCAATGCTAACTCCTGGTGAATTTATTGTAAGTAAATATGGTGTGGACAAATTCGGGGTAGATAACTTAAGAGCAATTAATAAAGGTGACAATCCTTCATCATCTTCAGTGTATAATTATAACTTGAGTGTTAATGTTAAATCTGATGCAAACCCTAACGAGATTGCTAGAACGGTAATGATGCAGATTAAGCAAATAGATTCTCAAAGAATCAAGGGGAATAGAATATAATGGCAACTTTAAATTACCTTGCTGGTAGAAAAAAATACAGTAGACCACAAGCACTGTTGTTTTCAAATAATCCTGGAACACTTGTCTCAGGCCCCAATGGTCCAACCCACGTACCATCTGGATACGAAATCGGAACTGATCCAACACAGATTGGAAATTTGACGGATGGTATTTTCTTAATATTATCAGATCATAATCGCAGTGCTATAGATATTAAACATAACAGACTTGAACAAAGAGAAAGAACTATAAATGGAAAGATGAGATCATTTTTTATTGCAGATAAGAGTGTGTTTACTATAAGTTGGCAAAACCTGCCATCTAGATCTTTTGAAAATACTATAAATTTTGATACAACAACTGGAAAAGAAGAAAGTGAATTAAAAAGATACACAGTAGATGGTGGAGCAGGAGGAAATGAATTACTAAACTGGTACTTAGAAAGTCCTGGATCATTTTATTTATTTCTTGCTTATGATAAATATAATGCTTTTCAAGGACAAGATAACGTAATGGGAAGGCTTAATGAATATCAAGAAGTTAAAGAAGTTTTTATAACTGATTTTTCATATAACGTAAACAAAAGAGGTTCTAATACACACGACTTGTGGGACGTAACTATATCTTTGGAAGAAGTATAATGTTTGAAAATGACAACATTAGAGGAGTTTTTGAAGGATCTGAAAGTGTAAACATTAAAGGATTAGTTTTAGCAGAATGGAATTTTAATAATGCAGAAAACTTATTTAAAATTGGAAACTACAGACATCGTCCATTAGAAAGTTCGTCTAAATATAAAAATATTATTAATTTTTATGATCCCAATGATAGCGGCAATTTTTATACAGATGCAACTAATGCTGACATAGTAGTAGATGGTGGATACGACGATTCAGACGAACCGCAACTTTTTACATCTATTAAAGAAAAAGAAGGGCAGTTATTTTCTTTAGAGGATTGTTTTAATAAATTTAGACCAAGATCTGGAATAAATAAAATACAATACTTCAATAATAAATATTTTCATAATTCAAATTCTTATTTGGCCAATAGACCAAGATATTATATGTCAGATAAAAGAGATTATTTTAAATATTGGAGTTCTTATAGAACAGAAGACAACATTGAAAGAGGTATTGCTAAAAATATTTCAAACAATAAAAATTATATAGATGATGCATCGCCGTTTGTGGTGTATAAAGATAGTATTCCAGTTAATAGAATTGTTATTAAGATGCAAACAAATATTGGAGAAATTGATTTAGGTCCATTTTCAACAGTGTCTGAAAGTATAAGTGATCCATTTTATGGATACAGCAATCAGACAACTCCAAGTACTTGGAAGGTTCAGATACTTAATAATAATATTTGGACGGATATAATTAATTTTGATGAAACTTCTACAAGATCAGATGGCAGTAATATTATTAAATCTGATGGGCACGTTGAATTAAAATACGGACTACTCACTCCATTAAAATATATTGATACCTTTTCTTTAATTGAAACTATTTCATCTACAGCACTGTTGCCAACAACATCTTCATATGGACATGCTTATTTAGTTAATAATAATAATCAACTTGGAACTCTTCATATTTATAATGGATTTGACTATGACTTGTTTATTCCAGAATATGGGTGGGGCTTACTAGAAAAAGAAATAGATAAAACTTCCACGGTAACAGAACTAGTAAACGTAATATCCTATAACAATGCTAATACAAATAGCATATCTTATAAAGAATTTCAATATATAAATGGAATAAGAGTTGTAGTAAGCACAATGAATAAGTTTGACAGTGTCTTTGATTTAATTGAGTTGTCTCCTAGATTGTTGGTAGACATAACAGATAATGTCACTACCTATACAATAAATAAATCAATATCTGATTTAAGCACAAACGGACTACCAGTAGGACAACTTTTGGCATCTACTGGCAACCTAGAATTAATTGATCCAGATATGTCTTTTAATAAAAACAATACAAATAGCATTGTTCATAACTATTTAAATAATAATGTTAAATTTAGTTTTTATGAAAGTGTAGAGACTATTAATAATATTTATGAGCACATACCGTTAAAAAAACTATACTCAGATTCCATACCGCAAACAGATGTAAAGAATGGTAAAACCTCTATAGAGTTAAGAGATTTATATTTTTATCTAGAGCAGATAAATGCTCCTAGTTTATTTTTAACAAATGTGTCTTTAAGTTTTGTAGTTTCAACATTATTAGACTACGCTGGTTTCTCTAATTACATATTTAAAAAAATTGAAAATGAACAAGAACTTATTATTCCTTTCTTTTTTTGTAATGAAGAAAAAAATATTGCACAGGTTTTAAATGATTTAGCAATATCTTCTCAATCTTCTATGTTTTTTAATGAAGAAAATGATCTAGTTGTAATGAGCAAAAACTATACTGTACCAAAAATAACAGACAGGTTATCAGACATCACTCTTTATGGCTCTAAAAATAATCAAATAAATAATAAAGAAAATATATTAAATGCTTCAATAGTGGATACAAAGGTTTTGAATTCTGGTAAAATTAATTATACTACTAGATATATTCAAAAAACTTTAGGATCAATCAAGCAAGCAACGTTAATTGATAAAGAAAAAACTTGGATATACAAGCCAACATTGTTATGGGAAGTTTCTGGAAAGGGCAATACAAAAACTGTAAATGAGTCTGCCGCATCTATGTCGTCATATGTTTTAGCAGCAATACCGCTAGGATCATCTTTGTCAAGTGATGTTCCATCAATTAGTCACAATGTATTGTTAAATAATACCATTGATCTTGGAGAAAACATATATTGGATCAGCAACTATAATGGATATTTTTATTCAAATGGTGAGGTTATTAGGTACGATGCAGTTGAATATAATGTTTCTGGAATAGGAAATATTTGGATAACTAATGTTGAAGATTATGAGAATTATTTTTCTCAGTTACCCTTTAACGGAAAAATGTATCCAACTGGATTAATTAGAATTTATACAGAATTGGATTATGTAGAAGTAAATGGTGTAAAAGTTTTAAAAGATGGTGATGTAATAAAGAATGGAAGAGGTCAATTTGGAACAGAGGTCACAAGTCATCATGCTGGATTAAACCCATATTGGACTAGTGGAGACAACGTAAAAAGTTGTAACATGTATTCTGAATATTTGTTTGCAAATAAAACATTAGACAAAACAGTTGTAGTTGGTGCTGCTGGTGTTAGCGATAGCATAGCAAAACAAACAACTAGAACTGGTATTATTAAAAACTTTTTATCAAGTTCTTATACTTCAGAGTATGATAATAAAAATTCAATTAATAAAAAATCTGGAAACATTCAATCATCTGCATTGGTTATGACTGGGCCATCGTTTAACTTTGAACAAAAACCAATTAATTATATTAACTATGTTTATAAACCACTAAGCAGCAAATTTAAACATTTTGGAACTAGATTAAGAATTATTGGTAAGGTTGAAAACAATGAGGTTAGAGGTCAAACACCAACTGGAAGCATGACATATTACGTTGTTCCTGGAACTGATCCATCTCAAAATATCAGTATAGGTGGTGGCTCTGGTGGCTTAGGAATTATGGTTAACCCTACAAACAATGTGGGATATTATTTTGAAATCGCAGCATTAACAGAAACAAACATAGATAAATATGCCAATGGTTCTACAATTGCTAACTTAATGTTTTACAAGATAGGAAAAGATAGTGCAACAGATATGGCTGTTCCTGTAAAGTTATGGTCTGGCTCAACTAACATATTAGTAGATGATGGTAACTTTACTGGACAATACAGGGTAACAGGAGAGTCTAATCCAACCGTATATGACATAGCAGTTGAATATTTAGATATTGGACAAACAAGAAAGTTTTATTTATATATAAATAATAACATTGTTGCCATAGTTGATGACACAAGCCCACTTCCTATTTATAATAATATGTGTTTGTTTACCAGAGGAACATCTAAAATTATGTTTGAAAACATATTTGCTTTAGGAAGCAACTATTCTAAAAATGTTTCAGAAAATATAGATATACCATTTAATAAAATATTTGATAATCAAGAACTCACATCTAGTGATGCATTTAGAAAGTACGCTTTAAGTTCTGTAATACAGTCAACATACCTTTCTGGCATAAGTCCCTCAGAGCCTCCATCTTACAATTTTTATTTTGATGAGTTTGGTTCTATTATGAGAGAGTGTGCATATTTTAATATCAAGTTTGATAAAGCATATCCAGCACTATATTCTAAAATATCTCCAACTTTTAATAAAATAAAGGGTTATACAGTTTCTGGATTTTTACCAGATGCTTACGGTGCAGAATTTTTAATTTTTAATGCAACTGATACTGTCTTAACGCTAGATGAAACATCTGGTAATTATTTAAGAATTCAAGGAGTTGCGTTTACTCAATCAACAAACCATACTTTAACAGTTGAAGATTATTATAAAGAAAACTCTAACTATATTAAAACACAATATTTAGATGATCAAGTTATAAAATCAAATACTGAATCTAAAGATAAATATAATAAGTTAAAAATAAGTAAATCTAAATATGGCACTAAAGAATTTACAATGGATACTCCATACATACAATCAAGAGATGATGCCGAAGCATTGCTTGGATGGATTGTTAATAAAACTATAGATCCTAAAAATGCAATTGGATTAGAAATATTTGCTATGCCAACAATTCAACTTGGAGACATAGTTAACGTATATTATAAAAATGCCAATAATGAAGATATCATAGCATCAGAAAATAAAAGATTTGTTGTTTATAATATTGAGTATGCAAGATCAGCACAGGGTCCAACAATGAAGTTATATTGTTATGAGGTAGCAGATGAGTGATTCAATTCCAAATACACCACAAATAATATACTCTAATTCATCAGATAGTTCTTTGGTTAAGGTTGCAGAGCCGCAATACATCATAGTGGGAGACGAAGAAGTATCTATAGAGACTATGTCTAATTTAATATTTGAAGATATTGGTGGACAAGAAATTATTAATATTGATAGAAATGATACGGTGTTTGGCTCTAAACTTGTTTATGACAATATATACAATTCTAATAAAATATTACAAAGTTATAATTCTTACACCTTAGCCCCAGTTTTTCAAACATCTTATGAGTACTTTAAAAACTTTACAATTGTTCTTGATCAAAAGATACCAAATGTTGCAAATGGTAACAATGGTGTAAACGTTTATATAGAATCATCAACAGGAGATTTAGTTCTAGAACTAGTTAATATTGAAGATGATGAACAAATAGAGATAAATATACTAACTAGTGGAAGCGGCTATTATGATACAATATAATATAGGAGATTTAAGTGATTACTAGTACTGGCAAAAATATAATATTGAAGTACCTACTTGGTCAAGTTCCCTCATATGCTTCATATATCGCTGTTGGTTGCGGTGCAAGGCCTTTAGAGCCATACGTTAGCGGTACAAAGCCAGACTATTCAAATAAGACAGAACTAGATTTTGAAATGTTTAGAGTACCAGTTTCTTCAAGGGGTATAGTAAATGAAGACGGTATATCAAAGATTGTGCTTACTGCAGAATTACCAACAGAAGAAAGATATGAAATAACTGAGGTTGGAATATACTCTGCAGGCTTTAATCGATTATTGAACTCTAGCGATAGCAAATCTTTGCTATCCTTTACTCAATCAGAAAACTGGACTATTAATGGATCTAATACTTTAAACATTGTTGCAGAACCATTAGATGATCCATTGATTCTAAACGTTGTTAAAGATTACTTTACTGTTAACGGATCATCTTTAGAGTTAGATATTTTTCAAACTAATGCAGATAATACTATTTTCTTAAATACATCTAGGTATGAAAAGAATGAAAGATCAAGATTTTTAAACAACATGGTTTTAATGAGAGGAGACTCTTCAACATTTTCTGGATCAACAGGAACACTAGTTGGTGCTGGTAACTTTATTCAGTTATCTGGAACATCCGCAAACCTTTCAAAATATTCTACCTCTGATGAACTCAGACTTGCTTTTAGTGTTTTAAATAAAGATGGTAGTGATGCAGACATCAATACATCAAAAATTGCTGCTCGAATTTTAGTAGAGTTTTCTGCATCTAATACTCCTGGTGCGTATGCAAGAATGGAAGCAAGAGTTGATCATGTTAACGATGACTCTGCTTATGATTTTGATGTAAACAGATATTTTGTTGTAAATAAAGAACTTAAAGATCTAAACACAACTCAGGGTTTTCCTTGGAAATCTGTTGATACAATTAAAGTTTATGCTCAAGTTCTTACTGGTGCATCAACTGCTAATACTGTAGATGATTCTTACTATGTAGCACTAGATGCCCTGAGAGTTGAAAGCAAAAACAATATAAATCCAGCATATGGTTTAACAGGTTATACAGTTGTAAGAAATATAGATTCATTACCAATTGTAAAAAGTCCTAATACTAGCAACTACATAGAGTTTAGGTTTGCTATGGATGTTGAATAATGGTAGATCAAAATATAAAAAAAGTTAGAATATTAAAAAAAGATTTACCTAATTATATAGGAAATAATGATGAACTATTTTATCAAATGAGATATAGAATTGTTTCTGAAGATAAGAATAGGTCTTCACATTGGTCACCAATACATAAACTAGAATCAACAAGTACGTTTGATGAAGTTGGTTTTGATATTGAAGATATTGCAGGAACAAGTATTCCTCATAATGTTTATATAGATGATTCAAACCATACGGCTGCAATTACTTGGACAATGCCATCATTATTAATTACAAACCCAACTGATGAACAAAAGTTAACACAAGTTTATGAAGGATCACTTAAGAGTTTTGATGTTTATGTTCAATGGAAAACAAGTGGAAGTTATGGTAGTTGGATCTGGGTTGGTATTTCTAATGGTAAGTACGATATGAAATATCCATCTACAGGACCAACGCACATGAAGTTTAGAGTACAAAAAGTTACACAAATTAAACAAGCCTTTGATGCTGCCACATATCTAATTAGTACTGAGCAAGCCCTTTAGTGGTATAATAGAATAACTATGGCTAGAATACCTCTCCCAAATCGTGGTCAACCACTTGATGTTGCTTATATGTATCAAATAGCAGATACTTTAAATACATTATCTACCCAAGTTTCACCATCACTTAATAAATATATGACAATAGATACTATTTCTTCTGGAAAACAAGATGTGAAATCATCTGAAATGAGAATGGTTGGTGGATATGTAGAGGTTGCAAATAATAGTACAGTTAGTGCTGGAAACGAACTTCCATTTTCTTTAAGTTATTCTGGATTTAAGTATGCCCCAATTGTTACTGCTACCCCAATAAATATTGATGGTACTTCTGCTGGATCTGACATTTCTGTAGTGTTAAAAAATGTTACAGTGTCAAAAGTGGATGGAGTTGTAAAGTTTAAAACAAGTGGCAATGTTTCTATTGGTATCAATATAATTGCACTTGGAATTCCTAATTAATGTTAGAATGTAAAAAATGTAAAGGAAGAATGTTTCTTGATAGACTTTATAGTTCTCGTCTTCATCTAGAATTATATTGCATGTCTTGTGGGACAAGAGAGTTTATGAACCCACCACAGAGCGTCATAGGAGGATCATGGCTGTTAGAAAAGGAAATCTTGAGAGCGAAGCATACAATCTCGCCCCTGTAATACCTGGCAATAAAAAGGTTTGGTTCTTAAACGGTGAGTTAGTAAGGATTCACCATTTTAATAAATCCAACGGAATCATGTCTGTATATAATATTAATAAAGATAGAATTGAAAGTTGTTTAATTTCTGATTTTAAAAATAAAAGAGAACGTGCATATACAGTTAGAGAAACGGCTGAATTAGTAAATAGACATAAAAAATATATGCCTTCTTTAATGAGACGAGGGATTATACCATTCCCTACTGGATCACAAAAAGGCGGGGCACGAGGATGGCAAGTAAGATCATATTATTCAGAATCACAAGTAAAAGACATACGTGATATACTTGCTTCGTACCATATAGGTAGACCAAGGAAAGATAATTTAATTACAAATGATATTACTCCTAGTACGCAAGAGTTGACTAGAAGAATGGGTGATGGTATACTTAAATATACGAAGACAGAAGACGGTAGATTTATTCCAATTTGGAACGAATCGATTAACTAGCAATAAGGAGTGGGTATGCAAGAAAACGATAATACCAAGGTTTCTATTACTCTTGGTTATACATTAAATCTAGGTAATTTTCAATCACTAAGATTAGATCTTGGTGTGGTAGATTCTAAGAAAGACGGAGAAACTACTAGCGAAGCATTTGAAAGAGTTTATGGTTTTGTTGAAAGTAAACTTACTGAAAAAATTAACGAAGCAAAAGCAGAAATAATCGATTAGTGGCTGAACGCAAAGACCGAATGGCTTTGCTAGGAACATACGCTAAACACCATAAGGTTAAGTATGGGCAACAGCCATCAATAAATAAATGGACAGAGCAGTGGTCTGCTGATGCCCTTATAGAATCATACGGATTAGGTACATGCTATGATTTACTTGAATATTATTTTAAGGTAGCACAAAGTCCTAGTTGGAATTATTTTTCATACAATGCTGAAAAAATTTGGAATGCTAAAATAGATAAAGAAAAAGATAACTTTGAAAGATTAGAAAGACGAAAAAAAGCAAAGGAGTGGCTAAGTGAATAATGTTGAAGCAAAGGTAATTTCTGCAGTACTACAAGACAAACAATTACATGTTCTGCTTCAAAACAATGTTGACAATCTGTTAAAAACCCATAATGATATTTGGAACTTTATTAGAATATACTTTGAACAAAACTCTACAGTTCCACCAGTATCCCTTGTCGTAGAAAAATTTAGAGACTTTAAGCCAGTAGAAAATGTAGGATCAACAAAACATCATTTAGAAGAACTACAAGTTGAATATTTAAATGATAGCCTTAAAGATATATTAAGATCTGCCGCATCTAATGTTTCAGAAAACAAAGGTACAGAAGCATTAAATAATCTTATTACAAAAACCTCAGAATTAAAAAAGAACACTTCCGCCATCCGTGATATTGATGTCACTGACCTACAGTCTGCTATTGCATATTTTGAAAATCTTAAAAAACAACAAGAACTTGGTTTGGTAGGAATTACCACTGGGCTTCCAGGGTTTGATAACTACTTACCGTCAGGAATCATGCCAGGGCAACTGGGAGTGTTTCTTGCATACCCAGGTATAGGTAAGTCTTGGTTAGCCCTTTATTTTGCCGTACAGGCCTGGAAACAAGGCAAATCTCCACTGATCATATCTTTAGAAATGGGTGAAGCAGAAGTCAGAAATCGTGTCTACACGATCATGGGAGAAGGACTTTGGTCACACAGAAAATTAAGCAAGGGTGAAATTGAACTTGACATGTTTAATAAGTGGCATGCAAATAAAATTTCAGGGAAACCAGAATTTCATATTATCTCAAATGACAATGGTGGAGAGATTAATCCATCAGTACTTCGTGGAAAGATAGATCAGTATAAACCAGACTTTGTTATTGTTGATTATTTACAACTTATGAGTCCAAACCAAAGGTCTGACAACGAAACGGTACGAATGAAAAACCTTTCAAGAGAACTTAAACTTATGGCTATTGGTGAAGAGATTCCTATTATTGCAATATCTTCTGCAACTCCAGACGATGTAAACGATTTGAGCAGTGTCCCAACATTGGGTCAAACTGCATGGTCTAGACAGATTGCATATGATGCTGATTGGGTAATGGCACTTGGTCGTGCATCCAATAGTGACATTATCGAATGTGCTTTCAGAAAGAACAGAAATGGATTTATGGGTGAGTTCCTTGTTCAGGTAGACTTTGATAAAGGGTATTACAGATACAAAGATTATGAAGATAAGCAGTTATAATAGTATGTGGACAATTATCATCATAAACCTATTAAGAACTTTAACCTCAGTGGAACCATACACGATGATTCAGCCATTGAAAGGCTTAAATCTGAATATGTAAAACTGCTAGTATCAGAGATGAGGCTATCTGGTTATGTGCCAAAATTTGACATAGAACCTGACTTTACGATAGACTATAATCTAAAGACAAAAAGTTTTGAGTTTGAAATAACAATATACGGAATATATGTAGGAAAGAGAAAGAGTGAATGGATAGACGGAATAAGTCAGGCAACACCAATATATACACGAAAGAACAAATTGAAAGAGTCATTGAAGGATCAGGTTTAAACATTGAGTCACAAGTAGGCTCTGAATTTATTGTATTTTGTCCGTTTCATAATAATCATAGAACTCCAGCAGGCGAAGTTAACATGAACACTGGAATGTTTTTTTGTTTCTCTTGTAATAAAATAGCAGATTTAATTGAGTTTGTAATGCATATTACAGGTAGAACATATTTTGAATCCGTGAGATTTATTAAAGACAAAGAACAGAATATGGATATTGAAAAACAGATTAATAAAAAGTTATCTGTTAAACCAGATTTTGTTCAGTTTGACGAGTTAATAATTAAAAGATTAAATAATCAGGCTTTAGAGTCTTCAAGGGCAATAGAATATTATGCTAAAAGAAAAGTAACTCAAGAATCAATAGTTAAGTTTAATTTGGGTTATTCTGAAAAACAAGATATGGTAACAATACCAGTTCACTCACCAGACGGAATGATGATAGGTTTTGTTGGAAGATCTATTGATGGAAAAGAATTTAAAAATACTCCAGGTATGCCAAAATCTAAAACATTATTTAATCTTAATAGAGTTAAGGCTGCTAATAAAGTTTATGTGGTAGAATCTTCTTTTGATGTTATAAGATTAGATCAAGTTGGATTTCCAGCAGTTGCAACACTTGGGGCAACAATATCTAGTCAACAGGTAGAGTTGCTTAAAAAATATTTTAATGATATTATTGTTATTGCAGACAATGATGAAGCAGGAAATAACATGAAAGACAGGCTTATGGAAAAACTTGGCTCTCGTGTTGGTGTAATAAAGTTAGAAAAGCAGTACAAAGATATTGGCGACATGGATGACGAATCTATAAAGAAACTTGAATTTAGATTTGACAACTCTATAATCGCTATGCTAAAATAGAATAGAACAAACAAAGGAGAACGAATGAGCGTAGTAAAGGGATTAAAAAATATCAACGCCCTGCTCGACAAACCAAAATATGAAGGTACAGGATCAAAAGTAAAGTGGTTAAAACTTGCAGATGGTCAATCAGCAAAAATCAGATTCATTGAAGAACTTGATGAAGATTCTGCTAACTATAATGAAAAACGTGGACTAGCACTAGTTGTTAGGGAACACGTAAATCCAAAAGACTACAAGCGTCGTGCTGTAGATACAATGGAAACAGAAGGCCGCGATTGGGCTGAAGAAATGCATCGTAAAGATCCAAAGGCTGGCTGGAGAGGCCGTCTTCGTTTCTACTGCAACGTTCTTGTAGACGATGGCATTGAAGCACCATATGTTGCAATTTGGTCTATGGGGCTAAGCAAGCAATCATCCTTTAATACAATTCGTGAATATGCTTTAGAAACAGGAAGCATTTCAAATATTACATGGAAGTTAAAGCGTAACGGTCAGGGAACTGAAACTAGTTACACTCTTATTCCATCTGCTCCAGATACAGAACCGTTTAATTGGGAAGGTATTGAACCTCATCCATTAGAATTGGCTCTTAAGAAAGTTCCTTATGCAGAACAAGAGGCTTTCTACTTGGGGTTTGATTCTCCATCTACTACTTCGTCAACAAACACTGACTGGTAATAGATGAGTTATGTAGGCTTACACGTTCACACACACTATTCATTATTTGATGGTGTTGCTACTCCAGAAGAATATATAGACCGTGCAGTTGATTTGGGTATGCAAGCAATTGCAATCACAGATCACGGAACCTTATCTGGGCATAGAGAACTGTATCGAGGTGCAAAAGCAAAGAACGTTAAGCCTATTCTTGGCGTAGAGGGCTATATGTGTCAAGATAGATTTGATACAAGAGACAAGTCTGAGAGAGACGGTCAACTTGATTTAGTCTATAACCATATAGTCCTTCTCGCTAAAAATAAGATTGGTTTAGAAAACTTAAATAAAATAAATGAAATTGCTTGGACTGAAGGATATTTTAAAAAACCAAGATTTGATTTTGAAATATTAAAACAATATTCAGAAGGTATTATAGTTACATCTGCTTGTCCAAGTAGTGTGCTTGTTAAAGCCTTGGAAGAAAATGCATTTGCAGTAGCAAAAAAATACATTGAATGGTTTAAAGATACTTTTAAAGATGATTATTATATTGAAGTAATGCCACATAATCCTGCTGAGATAAACAAACAACTTATTGCTCTTGCTGACGAATTTGGTGTAAAAGTAGTTGTTACCCCAGACTGTCACCATAGTTGCAAAGAACAAAGAGAAGTGCAAGAATTTAAACTGCTGTTAAACACACATGCTAAAGTAGAAAAAGATCATACATACGATAAGTCTAAAAAGCATAAAGATATGATGGAGCGTTTAGATTATCTGTACGGCAAGGATAGACAGATAACATTTAATAAATTTGACATACATTTGTTAAGTTACGAAGAAATTAAATCTGCCATGGAAAAGCAGGGTATATTCAGAGAAGACATATACTCTAATACTATAGAGATTGCCAATAAGGTAGAAGACTATGACTTACAAGAAGGCTTGGACTTATTACCAGTTCAATATAGAAACCCAGATAAAGAATTAAAAGACATTGCAATGCAGGGTTTAAAAGATAAAGGTTTGTTAGAAGATCCTGTATATGTAGAAAGACTTAATGATGAGTTAAAGGTAATTAAAGATAAAAAGTTTGGTCCATATTTTCTAGTTGTGCAAAGCATGATTAACTGGGCTAAAAAAGAAGGAATCATGGTTGGTCCTGGTCGAGGATCTTCTGCTGGATCACTTTTATGCTATGCTTTAAATATTACAGATATTGATCCAATTAAACATGGTTTACTTTTCTTTAGATTTATTAATCCAGAACGTAATGATTTTCCAGATATTGATACAGATATTCAAGACTCACGTCGTGATGAGGTAAAAGATTATCTAGTTAGACAGTATAGACACGTTGCATCTATTGCTACATTTTTACAATTTAAAGATAAAGGTGTTGTTAGAGACGTATCAAGAGTTTTAAATATTCCTTTGTCAGATGTTAACAAAGTTTTAAAGTTAGTGGACACATGGGAAGAATACTGTAGTTCAAGATCAACAGATTGGTTTAGAGAAAAATATCCAGAAGTACAAGTTTATGGAGAACAACTACGTGGAAGAATTCGTGGAACTGGTATTCATGCCGCAGGTGTTGTAACAAGTAAGAATCCTATTTTTAGATATGCACCACTAGAAACAAGGTCATCACCTGGAAGCGATGAAAGAATTCCAGTAGTTGGTATTGATATGGAAGAAGCCGAAAGAATTGGTTTAATTAAAATAGATGCACTTGGTTTGAAAACTTTAAGTGTTATTAAAGATGCTATAAGTATGATTAAAGAAAATCACTATGTAGATATAGATCCATTAAAAATTAATATGGAAGATCCTAAAGTTTATGAAATGCTTTCTGATGGATATACAAAAGGTGTGTTTCAATGTGAAGCAACACCATACACAAACTTATTGGTTAAGATGGGTGTTAAAAATCTAAATGAACTTGCTGCATCTAACGCACTAGTTAGACCAGGTGCAATGAATACTATTGGTAAAGATTATTTGGCTCGTAAGCATGGTAAACAAAATGTATCTTATGTGCATCAAGTAATGAAAGAATTTACATCTGATACTTATGGATGTGTTTTGTATCAGGAACAAGTTATGCAGGCTTGCGTGCACCTTGGTGGCATGACAATGGCCGATGCAGATAAGGTTAGAAAGATTATTGGTAAAAAGAAAGATGCGAGGGAGTTTGATGTTTTTAAAGAAAAGTTTGTTGAGGGTGCTTCTAAGTATGTTGCTCCCAACGTTGCTCGTGATCTTTGGCATGACTTTGAGGCACATGCGGGATATTCGTTCAACAAGTCTCATGCAGTTGCTTACTCTACGCTCTCGTATTGGACAGCGTGGTTAAAGTATTATTATCCACTTGAGTTTATGTTTGCTTTGCTTAAAAATGAAAGCAATAAGGATACTCGTACTGAATATTTAATTGAAGCAAAAAGAATGGGTATTCCAGTTAAGTTACCACATATTAATGACTCTGATATAGATTTTAAAATTGAAGGTAAAGGAATTAGGTTTGGTCTTTCTGCTATTAAGTATATATCTGACAATATTGCTAAAAAGTATATTGATGCCAGACCATTTAATTCATATAAAGAGTTAGAAGAGTTTACTTTTACTAAAGGTAATGGTGTAAACAGTAGAGCACTTAATGCACTGAAACTTATTGGTGCTGCTACATTTTCTGATAACCCTAGAAACGATGAAGACATTCGTCAAAACTTATATGAAGTTTTAAACTTACCAGAATTTAATGTTAGTCTTCCCGCACATTATCATGCCTTTATAAAAGAAATAGAAGATTATGATGAAAAGGGTTCATTTGTTATTATGGGCATGGTAAAAAGTATTAAAAGAAGTAAGGGTTGGTCTAGAGTTGAAGTGCTAGATAAAACTGGTAGTGTTGGAATATTTGATGAAGAACAAACAACTATTGAAACTGGACAAACATATTTGATTCTTGTTAATGATAATAGAATTCTTTCTGCAATACCAGTTGATCAAATTAAAGGATCATCAAGTGCCTTGGTTAAGTTTTTAAACTATAAGCAATTACCGTTTACAAATGAAGAGATGTATGTGGTATCATTTAAACCTAGAATAACAAAAGCAGGCAAAAAAATGGCATCACTAACTTTGGCAGATACATCAAGAGACCTACATTCAGTTATGGTATTTCCAACATCATTTGCACAGGCTTATATGAAATTAGAAGAGGGACATGCTTATAAATTTACTTTGGGCAAAACAAAAGACGGAACCGTAATCTTGGAGGATATCAATGGTTAGCGTAGAAGAAGTATTATCACAGTTAGATCCTAAGTTACGTAAAAGACTTGGTAATGGAGTGGGGATAAATTTTGAATATCAACCTACACCTAGTTTTGGATTAAATCGTGCACTTGGTGGAGGACTTCCATATGGTAGGCAGGTTTTAATTTGGGGAAGTAAGTCTTCTGCAAAATCTTCAATGTGTTTACAGATGATTGCTCTTGCACAAAAAGAAGGAAAGGTTTGTGCTTGGATTGATTCTGAAATGTCATACTCTGAGGATTGGGCTAAATCACTTGGTGTTGATCCAGAAAAACTTATTTATTCACAGGCAAGAACCATCAGCGACATGGTTGATGTAGGTGTTGGATTAATGAATGCTGGAGTTGATTTGATTGTTGTTGATTCAATAACATCAATGCTTCCTGCAATCTATTTTGAAAAAGATACTGATGAAATGAAAGCATTAGAAAATACAAAACAAATTGGTGCCGAATCTCGTGACTTTAGTAATGCTTGGAAAATGTTAAATTACGCAAACAATAAAGTAAAGCCAACATTGTTAGTACTTATTTCTCAATCAAGAAATAATATTAATGCAATGTACACCAGTCAACAACCATCAGGTGGTCAGGCTACAAAGTTTTATTCTTCTTGCATTGTTAAACTTTTTTCTTCAGAGTCAGACAATCAAGCACTCAAAGGAAAGATTCAAATTGGGGATAAGTTAATAGAAGAAAAAATTGGAAGAAAGATAAAGTGGGAACTACAATTTTCAAAAACATCTCCAGGTTTTCAATCTGGTGAATATGATTTTTACTTTAGAGGAGACAGCCTTGGCATAGACGCCATAGGTGACCTTGTAGATACAGCAGAGTCTGTAGGTATAATTAACAGAACTGGTGCGTGGTATCAACTTGAAGACGGTACAAAAGTTCAAGGTAGAGAAGGATTCATTGATAGAGTAAGAGAGGACCTTGATCTTCAAGATATGATTAAGAAAAAACTTAGTGTCTAACTATACTCTTTATAATGGCAAGTTTGTTTGTCATACCTGCAAGGCTATAGTAGCAACCTTAAGATCTTACACAGAGACTAAAGAGTTAACGTGGATGTGCAAAGAAAAGCATTTAAGTAAAGTAACGCTGGTACATAAACGAAAGAAGGATTATGAGCGAGAAGAGCGAAAGTAAAAGAATAGGTGCTACGCAGCACAAGAACTCAGGAAGAAACACCGTAAAGGGTGATGCTTCTTGGAATAACTTTGTAATTGATTTTAAGGAAGTGTCTAAGTCTTTTACTTTAAACAAAGAGGTTTGGGCTAAGGCTGTAACAGATGCTCTTAAGAAAAACATGGATCCAGCAATAGTTGTGGTTTTAGGACAGGGTAATAACAAGACAAGACTAGCCATTATTGAAATGGATATACTAGAACAATTAACAGATAGGGTATAATAGTAATATGGAAAATATAGTATTGAATGATTTGTTTACTAAAGAAGAGTGCATTGAGTTGCACCTTATGGTTCAATCTGAAATGACAAACAGGCCACACGTTGATATTGTACATGACGAAAATGGATCACTTATTAATCAAGATGATGTTGTAATGATAGATAGAGAAAACGGAAGATTGATGGCAGAAATACTTCCAACTCCAGAACATATTATTGAAAAGTTAAAAAAGGTTATGAAAGATAACTATGGATCATGTGAGTACATTAGCACAGTGTATGCAGAATATTCCTCTAACACTGGAAGCCCAAAATTAAATGGTCACTTTGATCAAAAAAATGACACGACTTTATTAGACTATCAGTTACATTCAAACACAGTTTGGCCAATCACAATTGATAACATAAACTATGAACTAGCCGATAACCAAGGAGTAATCCTTAGACCACTAAAACAATTTCATGGTAGACCACAAAAGAATTTTAAAAAAGATGAGTTTGTAAATATGCTATTCTTTTTCTTTCAAAAACCAACAGATAGGGATTAAGTGAATACTTTATCAAAAGAAGAGTTAGAAAAAGGTTTTGTAGACAATAAAGATTTTGAGGCATTAGAAATAGAAGATGTTTTTGATGAACATCACTTGTTTACAATCAAGCATCATTATAAAAGATTTCAACACTATTACACTACAACTGGTTATGCTGGTCAAAGAAAATGGGGCATGGGATATCCAGAAATTTCTAAAAGACTAGAAGAACTAGTTAGTAAAAAACTTGGAGACGAAGTTGTTTTAACAGAATTAGAATTATGCATTTATACACCAGACTTTGGCTATGAACCAAAACTATATCCTCATTATGATAATCATTCAACAGAAGGACAAAGGTTAACTGTTTCTGTACAGATTGATTCAAATGTTGATTGGGATTTATTTGTTGAAAATAAAAGATACAAGACCAGCAACAACAAGGGTTTAGTCTTTTCTGGTACTCAACAAATACATTGGAGAGATAACTTAAAGTTTAAAAAAGGTGATTTTGTGGCAGCAGTATTTGGTCACTTTAAATATAAAAACAATAAACCTCAAAGTCCAAACCAAAAAGCAATAATGGACTATTGGGAAACAAAATATCAAGAAGAAACTGGTATTCATCTTGATCCATTACCTATCGATCCAACAGCAGGAAACTGGGCACGTAAGGACGAATGGATTCAAACTGCTAGTGATAATTTTTTTCAGGGAGAACAATAATGTCATTTGATCCAGCAATATATAATGAAGAGTTAGAAAAAGGAATTGTACCAAATAGAGATTTTGAAGTATTTGTTTACAAAAATATGATTACTGAAGAACATAATAAAATTATCTATCAGGAAGTTGAAAGAGTAAAGAATAACTTTATTACTCAAGATTTTGTTGGACACAGGGCTTGGAATTTTTATAATGAAGAGTTACAAAAATATTTAACTACCTGGATAAGCAATCTTTTGGGTGAACAAATGATTTTAAGTGAATTATCTTTTGCAAGATATTCTCGCGAGTATGGTTATGAACCAAAACTATTTCCACATTTTGATACTCATGAAAAAGATGGACAAAGAATAACCCTTGACATACAATTAAATGCTACTACACCTTGGGCAGTTGTAGTAGAAGGTGAGTCTTTTAATTTAGAAAATAACGATGGTTTAGTTTTTGCTGGAACTCAGCAAGTACATTGGAGAGAAAATAAAACATTGTCAGATACAGATAAAGTAGATATGTTATTTGTTCATTTTAAATATGCTGATCATAGACCTTGGAGCAAAGATCAAAAGTTAATTTTAGAATATTGGTCTCACAGGTTTAGAGAAAAAACTGGCATAGAAAGACAACCAGTACCAGTAGAAGCAAAGTAAACAAATGAATTATAAGGATGCTCCAAATAAAGTTGTAGATAACTTTTTTACAGAAGGTGAAATAAAAAGAATATACGATATAGTGCAAAACACTGATCGTACAGACTTTCAACAATACCTAAGTTATGTAAGTTGGCACATTGAGTTGCCACAAGACATTGTAGACAAAGTTACTAAAATTGCTGAAGATATTGTTGGCGAAGGGTTAGTTCTTGCAGAATATAATTTTTCTAGATATCAAAAAACAATATCTGACTGTAAAAAGTTATGGTTTAATCCATTACTATTTCCACACATAGATGATGCTTTTGATGGCAGAAGATTTACAGTTGATGTGCAATTAAAATCTAATGTTGATTGGGACATAGTTGTTGATAATTGGAAGTCTGAACAAACATTTAAACTTAATGACAACCAAGCACTAACATTTTCTGGAACACATCAAGTTCACTGGAGACCTAAAAAAGAATTTAAAGATGAAGAATTTTTAGAGGCCTTATTTTTACATTTTGTTCCTAAATTTAATAATTTTAAATCCACAGAAGAAAAAGAAGAGATTATTGGTAAAAGAGATTACCAATATAATGTGTGGGAGCAAACACCAGGTATCAGTTCAAACCCAACAGAGGGATCATACTAATGACAGAGATGCACAAGTTTTTAACTGATTTTAATAAATATAATAAAAAACTTCCATTTTATATTGAAAAACCTTTTACACAACAACAAGCAGATTTGTTAAGAAGCACTATTGAAGAAAATAGAAACATTGTAGTAGATGATTTAATTAAATCAGATGATGCAACTATATCAGCCATGAATAGGTTTTATCCTAAAAAAATTACAATCATGTCTAGAGAGTTAATCGAATTTGAATGTCCAAAAGAAATAGAAGATATTATGGACTCGTATGCAAAACCAGTATATAAAGAAGAAATAAAACTATGTCACTACAATTATATTAAATATGATATGCAGTATGGAGACGGAAAGTATGCACCATCGCTTCCGCCACATATTGATGCTGATGAGAACCTAGTTACTTTTAATTATCAAATTGGTGGCAACGTTGATGACTGGCAACTAGTTATTGATGGTGAACATTATGATCTTAAAAACGGTGACGCTATGGTGTTTAGTGCAGTTAATCAAGTTCATTGGAGACCTAAGAGACACTGGAAGCCTGGAGAATATGTTGAGATAGTTAGTTTTGATTATTGTCCTCCAGATAATTATAGATTTTTAGGAGATGAAAACCCAATAGATAATCAACACCACCCTGAATTAAGACAAAAATATATTGATGAGTTAAATCAACATCCAAGATTTCAACAAAGTTGGACACAGTATCACGAAGAAGGAAACAAACTAGGAATAGCAGATAATGACAACGGAGGATTTGGTCTTGGAAACTGAAAACAGTAAAACAACATTAGAGATGGTTAACGGTCTTGCTGAAATAGCAGAGTATATGCAAGATGAAGAATTAACTACAGCATTAACATTTATTGCAAAGGTTATTATTAAGCCAGATATACCAATGAATGTTGCAACTATAGAAATTGTTAGACTGCAAGCAATTGCAGCAAAGATGTCCTTTAAAGCAACTTGGATGACCAATGTTGATAAAAACGATAGAGCAAAAAAGAATATATATTATACTGCTGCAGAGTCAATTAATGATTTAGTTTCTGCTCTTAAGTACATTACGCGATAGTCTGCTATACTATATTAAAAGGACAAACATGAAAAATTTATTACAGCAAGTTATGATTAAAAAAGAAATACATAATGGCGATGTAGACTTTACTAAAGGTCTAATTGAATCAATTGAAAAAGGATATACTGCAAACTTAAAACCTAAGTATGCAAAAAAATATAGTTTTTCTCCATCAACATTAGTATGGAACCATGGTGAGTGTGCAAGATTTTGGTATTTAGCCTTTGAAGGAACTGTGTGGGAAGATAACGCAGATGCTTACGGTGTTGCTAACAGAACAGGTGGTAATCTAAGTCACGGTAGAATTCAAGATGCTTTATTAAAATCTGGTGTTCTTGCTGAAGATTTAGAAATGGATCCAGAGCCAAGAAAGTATAATAAACAAATACATCCAGCAATGGAGTTGGCTGTAAGATCTGAAGATCCTCCTATCAATGGATTTGCAGACGCTATGTTGCATTACAACGGAACTGACATTGTTGGCGAAATTAAAACTGTGCCAAATGAAGGTTTTGAATATAGAAAAATGCATAGAAAACCAAAGATGGATCATTTAAAACAAGTTCTTATTTATATGAAAGTATTTAAAAAAGATAAGGGTGTATTGATTTATGAAAATAAAAATAATCATGAATTGCTTACACTTCCTATTGAACTAAACGATCATTACCGCAGGTGGGTTAACCAGGCATTTGATTGGATGAGAACAGTTCGCAAAGCATGGGTTGATCAAACTATTCCTAAAAGGAATTATAGATCTAACTCAAAAATTTGTGCAAGATGTCCAATTCAAAAAGCATGTTCTGAAGCAGAGGCGGGAACTATTAAAATAGATTCCTTGGAGAACCTTGGTGAAGAACTGTAAATGGTGTGAAAATAAATTTAAAGCAAAAGTAACATATCAGATATATTGTTCTGAGGAATGCAGAGAGGCTGCAACTAAAGAAAAAATTGCTGAAAGATATGTTATTTCACGTAGACAAAAAAGAATTGGTAAGGCTAGAAAGTGCAAAAACTGTGGCAATGATTTGTCAATATATAATGATGAACCAATATGTACTTTTTGTTTAATTAATCCAGTAGAAGTTGTTAAGGCTTTAAAGAAAATGAGGATTATTATTAATGACAAAGAATAAGTGGGGCCTAGAGATTATGCCTAATAATATTTGTGCAATGGATGCAAGCACAAATAGTTTGGCTTTTTCTGTTTATAATAACAAACAACTTGGTTTTTTTGGAAAGATTAATTTTACTGGTAATACAACATATGAAAAGGTTGGGGATGCTTGCATAAAGACTCAGGCATTATTTGATCTTTATGATATAGATGCTGTGGTTATAGAGCATACAGTATTTATGAATAGTCCAAAAACTGCTGCAGATCTAGCCCTTGTACAGGGTGCCATTATAGGTGCTTTAAAAGTTTGCGGGGTATCAACAATAGGATCAGTATCACCAATCACATGGCAAAACTTTATAGGTAATAAGAAGATATCAAAAGAAGAAAGAATATTAATTGCAAGTCAAAACCCTGGCAAGTCAGAGTCTTGGTACAAAACATATGAAAGAAATTTAAGGAAAGAAAGAACTATAAGGTTTGTCAATACTATATATGATAAAAATATAAGTGATAATGATGTTGCTGATGCCTGTGCTATAGGTCATTGGGCTATTAACAATTGGAACAAGGCCATGAGGATTGAGGAATAATGCCAGAGTTAAATGCAAACATTCCACCAATAGAATGTTATGTTAGAGGTAATTTTTTAAGAGATCAACAAGACTCTCATGATCAATATTTTCCTGTGGTAATTTTTGGTGTGTCAAGTGTAAAATCAAGAAGTCCGTTGTTTCATTTCTTGATGGAGGATGGTGGCCTTTGGTGGAGAATGCCAATTAATGCTTTTTGTACTAAGCCAGATACCCCAGAACAACCATTGTATAATTTAGTTCTTTGGAATTCTTTTAGTTCACATATATCAGTAACTAAGTTTGAAAATTTAAGTAATATGAAGATGTCATATTTAGACAGAACTAAACAAAATATATTTGGAAAGTACTTGTTTACTTTAGACTGGCACAGTCCAGATAGCAATATACTAGATGATGGATACTCCGAAAACCCAGGGCAGCATAAGTGTGGGCATGTTATTCAACGCGATGATGGTAATTTTGCTATACAGCCAAATAATAGGGTTCGTTTATACGAGCCATCATTTGTTACTAAAAAATCATTAGTAATTGATAGATTGATCAATACAAATGCTTGGGATGTCGAAGGGTACAGCAAATGGACTACAGAAGACTCTAACTCCTATAACTATGATATTATTGATACAGAGGATGATGAATAGTATGGCTTCTGGTAAAATGTATAGTAGCGAAGTTTTTATGCGTAAGAGATATCTTATGGATAGAAAATCACCAGAAGAAATTGCCAAGGAGTGTGGATGTAGTGTTGAAACAGTATACGTTTATTTGGCTAAGTTTAGATTAAGGAAATCAAAAAGGTGAACAACTTAACTCAAGATACAATTGCTAATATTTGCGATAATATAAAGAGCATGCTTATTGAAAAAAACAAATCATATGGTGATTCTGCACTTGATCCAATTAGAGTATTTTCTAAAGCAAGTTCAGATGAGCAGATAAAAATAAGAATTGATGACAAGTTGTCTAGGATATCAAGAGGTTCTGAGTTTTATGGGGACAATGATTTAGATGATTTAATTGGATATTTAATTTTACTTAAGGTTTCAAAAGTTTATAAAAAGGGAGATGTGTAAAATGGAAGGTCACGACATAGATAAAACAAGAACAGATGAGGACATGAAAGAAATTGCTTTTAGTACACCAGCAGCAGCCGAATACCATCCTTTAGATAGACAAGATGGAATAAATATGTATGAAACTTTGAACAAACAGTTTTCAAAAGTTTCTAAACAAAGTTATAAGGCTTTATTACAAAATGAAAAAGTAGAACTACCATTTGCAAGACAGTTAACTGGGTGGAATAATTTAATAGAAGGACTATATAAAGATTCTAAAAAATTAGATACAACTCAGTTGTGGGTTGATTTTCCAGAAGATGAGTTTGTTCCAAACAAGCAGGGCTTTAGATCAGATGAATTTACAAAAGAACATAAGGGCAAGCACATATTTTTTAATGGTTGTTCAGTAACCTACGGACAAGGATTGTATACAAAAGAAACTTGGTCATACTTATTGCACAAATTAATTGGAAAAGACGAAGAGGTTTCTGGATACTACAACATAGGTACTCCTGGAAAAGGTGTTTTTGACATTGTTGCAAGCACTTTTAAATACATAGATAAGTATGGTAATCCAGATGTAATATTTTTAGACTTGCCAGATTTAAACAGATTCTACGCTTTAAATTCAGATAATGCTGATGAACTAGATAGACCAATGGATCCAATAGATTTGTTTTATTCTTTGAACGAAAACTATAGACATTCTTTAGTAAAACAAAATTCAACCTTAGCAATGTTTACTTCAACTCTATCAATATATTTATATCAATATTTAATGTTTTTAGAAATATATTGTAAGTCTCACAACATACAGTTATTTATATTTTCTTATGTTAGAGGAACAGATGCATTTTTAAGTTTATGTAATTTAGACAACTACTATATTACTACTGATCCAAATACGATGAACAAAATAGAACAAGAGGTGTTCGAATATAGCAATAACCATAAGGATGATACATTTACAATGGTTGCAAGAGATGGCAGACATTACGGCACAGCATTTCATCACGTATGGGCAAATATGTTATATAAGATGTATAAGGAAAAAAATAGTGTCAACTGAACAAGATTTAGTACAACACTTAGATCAAGTAAATAAAGTTGTTGAAGAATATCTTAAAGGAAATGATCCTACAAGAATATCTAAACAACTTGCAATACCAAGACAACAGGTAGTTAGTTTAATTAATGAGTGGAAGGTTATGGCTTCCGCTAATGATGCAATTCGTGCTAGAGCAAAAGAAGCACTGGTTGCTGCAGATACTCACTATAGCAAATTAATTACAAAGGCTTATGAGGTTATTGAGGATGCAACAACAAGTGCTAACCTAAATGCCAAAAGTCAGGGAATTAAGTTGGTATTGGATATTGAATCTAGAAGAATTGATATGTTGCAAAAAGCAGGGCTTTTAGAAAATAAAGAACTAGCAGAAGAAATGGTACAAATAGAAAGAAAGCAAGAAGTACTTATGAACATATTAAAAGATGTTGCTTCTGAGTATCCACAAGTTCGTGATGAAATCATGAGACGACTTTCAAGCATTGCCAGGGAAAGCGAAGTGGTTACAGTTGTCCATGATGTTTGATGATTTTTTAGAAGTATTAAAAGATAATCCATTTGAAGAAATTCCAGTAGACGCTAAAACATTTATTGAGCACGAAGACTATTTGGGACAACCTGCACTATCTAAAATTCAGTATGACATAGTTGAGGCTATGAGTCAAATTTATAGAAAAGAAGATTTGATAGATTTGTTGGGTGAAAAAGAAGGTACAGAATATTATAATAAGTATACTAAAAATGAAATCATTCTTCAGTTAGGTAAGGGTAGTGGTAAGGATTTTACTTCTACAGTTGCTTGTTCTTATATTGTTTATAAGTTACTTTGTTTAAAAGATCCCGCTAAATATTTTGGTAAACCATCAGGAGATGCTATTGATTTAATTAACGTTGCTATTAACGCACAACAGGCTAAGAACGTTTTCTTTAAAGGTTTTAAAACTAAGATTGAAAAGTCTCCATGGTTTATAGGAAAGTTTTATGCAAAGGCAGATAGCGTAGAGTTTAATAAATCTATTACAGTTTATTCTGGACATTCAGAAAGAGAATCACATGAGGGTTTAAACCTTTTGCTTGCAGTGCTTGATGAGATTTCTGGTTTTGTTTCTGAAGTTGGCACAGGAAATGAACAAGGTAAGACTGCAGAAAATATTTATAAAGCATTTCGCGGCTCAGTAGATTCTCGTTTTCCAGATTTAGGGAAAGTTGTATTGTTATCTTTTCCAAGGTATGTAGGAGATTTTATATCTCAAAGATATGATGATGTTGTTTTAGAAAAAGATGTTATTGAAAAAAATCATAAGTTTATTTTAAATCCAGCATTACCAGAAGATGAAGTAGGAAACACATTTGAGATTTCGTGGGAAGAAGATGAAATTGTTTCATATAAGTATCCTGGAGTATTTGCATTAAAAAGACCAACATGGGAAGTTAACCCAACTAGAAAGATTGATGACTTTAAGTTAGCCTTCTATACAGATCTTGGGGATGCAATGATGCGTTTTGCATGCGTTCCAACCTATTCATCAGATGCGTTTTTCAAGCAGGCAGAAAAAGTTAGAGCCTGTATGACTGGTAGAAACCCTATAGATAATTTTAAAAGATTTGATGAAGCCTTTAAACCTGATCCAGATAAGACCTATTATGTTCACGCTGACTTGGCACAAAAGCATGACAAGTGTGCTGTAGCCATTGCTCACGTAGAAAAGTGGGTTAACGTTCAAGTAATCAAAGATTACGAACAGGTTGCTCCTATTGTTGTTGTGGATGCAGTGGTTTGGTGGGAACCTAAAGTAGAAGGTCCAGTAAACCTATCAGAAGTAAAGCAATGGATTCAAAACTTAAGAAGAACTGGTTTTAATATAGGTTTGGTAACATTTGATCGTTGGCAATCATTTGATATTCAAAATGAACTAAAGGCAGTTGGAATGAGAACGGATACTGTTTCAGTTGCTAAAAAGCATTATGAAGATATGGCAATGCTTATTTATGAAGAAAGATTAGTAATGCCTTCAATTGAATTATTGTTTGAAGAGTTAACTGAGTTAAAAATTATGAAGAATGATAGAGTTGATCATCCTCGTAAAAAGTCTAAAGACTTAGCGGACGCAGTTTGTGGTGCTGTATTTGGTTCAATTGCTAACACTCCAAAAGATATTGATTTAGAAGTTGAAGTTCATACTTTTGCAGATAGACCTAAATCAGATAGATCAAAAGAACTGTTTGTTAACAACAATGTGATTAGACCAGAACCACCAAAAGAAGCACTTGAATACCTAGATCAGTTTAAACTAATCTAATAAAATGTTATAATAGTACTATCTCACATTGGAGGTAGTTATTAAATTAATAACTTTAGGACTCTTCGCAGAGCATTCTTTGTCTTTATAGTATCCTGCATACTATTACTTTCTTGTATTCCATTAGTTAAATCAATTGCTAATCCTCCAACCTATTACCCATCTGGACCACAACAAAATGTTGATAAATCTGTAGTTGAATCTGGTGGATGGGCTCTGTGTTGGTCTGGAACTTATGGAGGTACTGATTTATTATCAAATATAACCACTGCTTGTGATCAAGACTATATTCTATATGCTGGTGGATTAACCAATAACTCAAACTTAATGCTTCTTGCTGCTGGTAAAAGAGAAATGGTATTTACCATTCAACCAAACATGTCTAATCAAACTCTATTAGAAAACGGTTCCTATTGGTATTTTAATACAGGCTATGGCTCTATGGGGTTTGCTCCAAATAGTACTATCCAACAAACTTCTGCAGATACTTATGCTGCATGGGGTGGAAATTTAGATGATGGCTCACTTCGTTTATCTTGGCATACTGGTCATTGTGGAGATGGACAGATTTG